CGGGATCGTTCCGGCCAGCGTCGGGCTGGCAAGCGTCTTGTACGTGAAAGTCATCGTGCCGTTTTTGATGTAATCCAGTTCTTTCTTCCAGGTCGTGCGCGGCGGGCGCGGGTTGGCGGACTGGGCGAAGATCTGGACTGCAAACAGCAGCACAAGGACCAGAACGATATATTTTTTCACTTTTTGCCTCCACGTTTAGCCCGAGCGGCCAGCGGCGCGAGGCCGTCGTCCTTGATATCGGGCACGGGTTCCGGTTCGCCCTGCACGGCCATCTCACCGATGAGCACAAAGTCACCGTCCATGATCATCATGCGCCAGAACGCATTGTTCGGCACCTCAAACACACGGTCAGGATCTTTGGCAAAATCGGCTTTTGACACTTCCACCCGCGCCTCAGCGTCAAAGCGTAGGACCGGATGTGCAGCGCGTACCTTGAGAGTTGTTTGCACCATTTCTTTCTCCCGAATCAAGCGGCGGGGCCACTTACAGCCCCGCCGTCAATTCTTTAGTGCGTGATATCCAGAGCGGCAATGCCCTTCTGGTCGATGATCGAGAATATGCCCCAGGTGGAAACCACGGTCTCAACCTGCTGCTTGTTGATGATCCGGTCGGTCTCGGTCATCAGAGCGCCGTCGTTGGTCACATACTGACCGGTACGGGCGGCGTCGATGCCGAGCAGATAGTCGGAGGTCAGGACCGAGCGATCCCATTCGTAGCCGTTAGGCATCGGGATGGAGGTCGCGGCCCACTGGGTCGGAGGGTTGCTCATATCACTGAGCATGTCCCAGACCTTCTGGATCTGCGCCTTGGTGGCGACGTAACGGTCGACCGCATAGGGCAGCGGCAACTCGGTGGCAAAGTTGATGAAATCGGGCTTGGTGATGGTGCCTGAGGTGCCGGTCTCAACGACATAGGTGGCCGAGAGGCCATTGGAGTTGCCGTCGCCGTTGAGCAGGGTATAGATGAAATCATCGGTGGAGTCAATGCCGAGCTGCTCGCCGATCCGGCGCAGTACAGCCGAGTACAGCGCCAGCGGGGTGTTGTAGATGGCCTGGTAGTCCAGGAGGAACGACCGCCAGAACTTCTGCAGGTTGACGCTCTTGGCGCCCACTTTGATTTTCATCTGCGGTGCCATGTCATTGCGGCCGGACAGTGAGAGCTGGCGATCATCTTCGCCCTCTTCGAGGTAGATTTTCTTGAACTCGAAAGAGTTGGAGATGACGACCCGCTCGATGCCCATGCGCTCGACCAGCGAAGCCTGCAGCGCGGAGGCGTAGATGGTGCGGCTGACAAACTCAGGAAACAGCACAGCAGAGTCGGCATTCTGGAAGAACTTGCCGACGCTGTCGGTGACCGAGCCAAAAGCCTGGATGCCGAACTGCTTGAGGGCGATATCGAACGCATCGGGAGCGATCTCTTTGCCCTGCGCGGCCAGCATCTTCTTGTAGGCCATGCGCTCGCGGTTGCCCATCCCAAGGTACGGGGTCGGGGCGAAGCCCTTTTCGACGATGTGATCTTCAAGCCAGGTGGAGAGGGTCTTGCCCTGTGCCAGGGCTTCGCCGTACATCCCGGCTTCAAGTTTCAGTGTATCCATTTTGTATCTCCTTTGTATAGCCGGGGTTAGAAAAGCACGTCCACCGTGACATTGGTGGTGTTCTTGGCGATGACCGCGCCGAAACCGCCGGTGCCGCCGTCATCGACCGAATCATAGTCCGAGTTGTGGATGATCACCGAATCCTGCAGTGCGATGGTGCCCTCATAGGGCAGGGTCTTGATGCAGGTCGGCTGATGCGAAGCGCTGTTCTGATCGGTGTAGTGGAACAGGCGCACGCCCAGCTTGTACGACCCGTTGACCTTATCCCAGCTTAGGACCTCGCCGTCCGGGATGGCGTCCTCTGCAGCCGAGGTCACTTCGTAGTTGACGGCGAAGGTCAGCGTGACCAGCTTTCCGACCGGAGTGGTGCCAGCCGCGATCAGAGCGTCAAGCTCGGTCTTGAAGGTGGAATCGGGCACGCAGGCGATATCGAGGAAGTACCCGCGATCACCGTTGCCCAGGGTTCTCAGTGTTGCCATTTTCAATCTCCTTGATTGTTGGTGTTGTGATTACAGAAGCGATCCGGCACCGGCCGGCTTGTTTTCTTTCTTTTCCTCTTTGGCCTCGGGCAGCTTCCCGGCGGGCGGGTTGCGGTCGGACCACACGGTCTTGTACTCTTCCAGACGGACCTCAAGCTCGCCGTCAGGCATGGCAGTCATGGCAGCCTTGCGCTCTTCGACCTTCTCGGGCGCGATCAGACCACAGAGGGCGCCGTACTTGACCACCTCGGCCACAAGCGCGTCATGGGTGGCGTTGGCCTTGGCGACAAGCGCCTTTACCGCTTCCATATCCTCGCAGCCAGCGGCAGCCTTGAACTCGGCCAATGTTTTTTCAGCGGCGACGGCCTTGGCCTCGGCCTCGGCGACCTTGGCTTCGATGGCCTCAACCATGGCGGCCTTGGTTTCCTCGGTGAGCTCGAACTCGCCCAGGGTCTTAAATTCTACTTTCATCATTTCAACCTCATCGTTTTTAGGTTCATCTTCGGTGCCATCAAAATCCTTGCGGGTGCGGGCGCCGTACTGACTGCCCAGGAATACAAAGGACTGCTCCAGCGCCTCGGCGTCCTGGTCCTTGGTGTTGCGGTATTCTCGCCAGGCCACCTTGTCGTCATTCTTGACCTCCACCCGCTCGGGCGCGCGGAAGCCGATGGACATATCTTGCACAATCCCGGCATCGACCATCTGCACCATCGGGTCATCGGCCAGCATGTAGTATTTGGTCACCAGCCAGTAAATGCCGCCATCAGTCTCTGCGACCTTGGCCAGGTGCTTGCTCAGGCCCTTCTCCGGGTTCGGGCCGATCATAGAGAGCGTCTCCTCGATGGTGGCCTTTTCCAGCTTGGCGTCAAAGACGCGGCCGGACCCGAGAGCGCCCCAGTTGTGGCCGGTCAACACGGACTTGCCGACAATCGAGCGTGCGAAGCTCTTGAGCACGTCCTTGGAGAAGCGCTCACCATCGCGGTCGATGAAGTTGTGGGCAAGCTGGGACTCGAAAACCCTGACCTGCTCAGGCTCGAACTTGTCCGGGTTGACCATCAGCCCCTTGATCTTCTCCCATTCGGTGTCGGCCATGCCGGCGGCCTTGGTGGTGCCGGTGTGTAGCTGCTTGTACTTGGTTTCCATGGTCTCCTCAAAACAAAAAAGCCCTGCCCGGATAGTGTTATCCGAACAGGGCTTCAAAGCCTCAATATGTATATATCAGCCGACGGCCTTCAACCGCTCGCCGTTGACAAACTGTTTATCTGCGATTACGACGAAACGTAGCTCGTTCAGGTGGTTGCAGTGCGGGCACTTCACCGTCAGGGTCCCGGTCAATTTCAGGCAATCCATCAACCGGCGCTTGCACTTCTGGCAACGGATCTGGCTCTGCATCCTTGACCTCTTTGACTACGTTCAGGCCGACGGCGAAGCGCTGCACCTGCTTGCCGATACTCTCGGCGCAGCCGTGCTTGTCGCCCTTGCAATAGCATGTACCACATTTAGCACAAAACGGCATACTGCCTCCTACTGATAGATTATTGCAAATTTAATGCCACAACAGCCCTATGCCCTGGTAAATATCTATGCGTGTTTTGCACCCGGGCAGGCTGTCGAAGAATGCGCCCACGCTGGCACGTTCCCACAAAATATCATGGAAGCCGACCGCCACACGGGCAAGCGGCGCGTATAACTCATAGTCACGAGCCACGCCTGAGGCCGAGTGGTCGGCGTCGATGAATACCAGATCAAACATGCCGCCTGCCATCTGCTTGAGCCGCACGACAGTGGACGCCTCCTGACTGTTGGCCACCAGCAGCCGGTCGCGCCTGCCGGCGTAGTCATGCTTGGGGCGCTGGTCGATGGTCCAGACCTCGGCATCCCATAGATCGGTAAACAATAGCGAGGTTCCTCCGGACCAGCCGCCGATCTCCAGCACCGTCGCTGGCTTGATCTGATTATACAGCCATTCAAGCTCGTCCGGGGTTTGCAGGGTTTCCACCATCTGCAGCACATGCCGGATGATGGCGCGCTCCCGGCTATCCGGCCCGCTCTCAGACCACTCGGCAAACTGCTTTTCCTGGATCTGCCTGCAGGTGCGGCCGGGGATGTCCTGTCCACAGACGCAAAAGAACTGGCCGACCGGATGGCAGACCTTTGCACCACATTTAGGGCAATTCGTGTATGGCACGTTGAAAGCTCACAATCTCGGAATCGGTCAACTGCTGTGCGTAAAATACCGGCTTGGTGAAATCAATCGGCCGCTTGCGCCCATACCCGAACGGCCAGACAGTACAATTCAAACCGAACAGGTCCATCCATAGCTGCTCGGGCTTCTGGCTGTTGCCGTCCAGCAGGGCAAAACCGGAGTCCATCAGCCGGTAAATAAACGTCGGCAGGAAGTTGTGCCGCACCCAGACCAGGCTGCACTCAGCCCAGCCGGGATACATAGACCACTCTCCATAGCCAAAGCAGATCGGCTTGTCCTGCGCGAACTCCAGCACGGCAGGGATATTCTTGACCATGCAGTCCTGTTCGATGTAGAGCATGTCCATGCCGTTCTCGTAGGCATAGGCCGCGCCCATGGTGATGGAGCTGGCCCAGTCATGCCGATAGGAAAGCTCGACAGCCGGGCGGGCGGCGTAGATGAACTCGGCATTCTCCACGCCGTAAAGCTCTTTGGCTGATATGTCGCAGTTGGACATGTAGTAGACCAGCCGGTCAGGCTTGACCTGCTTGAGCACGCCGGGCGTCCAGAACTGCGCCATCCACAGCTCATCGTTTTGCAGCCTGGAGCGGGAGGCGTTATTGTGGCCGCTCTTGTGAGCGCACCATCCGGTAGATATACAAAGACTCATGCGAACGCCTCCTGTACCATAATGCTGACGCTCTGCTGATTGGACTCGCCGGCCATAAGATAGCGTATATTCCACGGCGGCGCCTTGGGCGTCCATCTAATGTCACGATAGCCCCAGGCGGCAACCTTGGCGCCGGCAGCGGCGGCCAGGTGCGCCACGCCGGAGTCCTTGCCGATAAATCCGCGCGAGTGCTGGCAGATCCATGCGATCTCTTCCACCTTGAGCTTGTTGCGCAGGTCGATAAATCCCGGCGGCAGGTCCTCAAGCTCAGTCGGCTGATCATTGCCGACCAGCACCACCGCGTCAAACTTGCCGGCCAGTATCCAGCGCTCCAGCAGCATGGTGAGCTTGAATACGATCATCGGCTCGGCGTTTTTAAACGGCGCCTTGCGCACGTTGCGAATATGAAAGACCATAAAGCGCTCGGGCAGTCCTAAAACCGGTTGCGGCTCAAACCACAGCGCAGGGTAGATGCCGGCTCTGGCGTACTCGGACGCCTCGTTCTCAAGATAGTAGCGCTGGATGCCATGATCGGGCGGCGGTATGAAGTTGGTCACGTTCGACCACCAGAACTTTACCGGATTATAACGGGCCATCTCCTGCTCCGGGTCGCACATATTCAAGAACACAACCTCCTCGTCCGGGTTGTCCTTGAGATACTCTTTGAATACCGGCTGGGCCACGACAATATCACCCAGCGCCGAGGACATCGGGCTGAACAGCGTTACCCCGCCGGGAATGTTGCGCTTGTAGCGCCGCTTGGCAATGACCGAGTAACAGATATTGCACTCCCAGCCGTGATCATCAAAATACGGCCGATCGGTCTCAGCATAGCTCACCGCCTGATGGCAGATGGCGCACTCAAATCTTGGCATAGCGTCCTGCTCTTTCTTGTTACGGGATACCCCGTATGATCTGACGTAGGTTGTCAATCTCTTCCCTCGTGTAGCCATTGCCCGGACCATACGGCTCGGGCCTTGTCCATGCCGGATTGTATCGCGGCGCCGTGTAAAGCGGGATGCGGATGCATAAGCAGTGCGGATGCGTGGAGGCGGCAGGCTCCGGCCCTTCGCCCACTTTCCAGACCTCGCCGTCGAACGCCGCACAAATGGCACAGGCGGTGGGCGCAGCCGACCACTTTTCATAGAGCGCACCGTTTGCGCGGGCCATCTGGTTAAACGCCTCATTGGCGGCAAGGGTGGACTCGGTGCGGGCGATGCGGTTCCAGTACCAGGCCAGCCCCTCACCGATCTCACGGTGCAGCCGGCGGGCGGCCTTTATCGGCCAGTCGCCGGCCTTGGCCATCTCGCGCAGGATCTTCTTGACGCGGGCCAGCCTGGAGAGCGCCAGCTCGGTGGTGATGCGGTCTCCTGCGGCCTTGCGCATGGCGCGGAAGTAGCGCGCGTCCGGGTCCGGCATAATGGCGGTGACCAGCGCAGGGTCAATCCCCTCGGGCAGGTTGTTGATAATCAGCCGCTTGATGTACTTGGCAGCGATGGCAAAGGCTTCCATCAGGTAGATGATATAGACGGCCAATTCTTCGCCCGCGCCCTTGGTCTCCCAATCGCTGCCCATAATCCGCTTGATAAAGCCATCCAGGATACGGTCAAGCTCCCGCTCCTGGTGCACGCCAAAAACAAACTGGCCGCCCGGCTGCTCCGTATTGGTAGCGTCAGCCTCACGAACCTCATCGATGCCCGGCAACTTCAAGGCGGCCAGCATGTCGGATTCCATCTCGGTCACTTCCTGCATCAGCGCGCGCCAGAAGCGCACCTGCAGTTCGCGCATTTCAGCCCAGCGGTGCTTGTGCGCGGCCAACTCCTGCTCGGCAAGCGACGGCTGCTTGTACCCACAGCAGGCGGCGACATCATGGCCCTCGCCATCCGGGACGATAAGCCCCAAGCGGTATGCGGCTTCTTTATTCACCGGCTACCCTCAATAACGCTATCTTGTCGCGCATCAAAGACCTGCGTTCGGCTTCCTGCCGTACCTGCTCGACCCGCGCCTCCCGGCTGATGGTCTGGCCATCCTCAATCCACCCGGCGCGCTCGGCCAGCCCCACCAGCGCCTCGGATACATCAAATCCGGCATTGAGTAGCTGCATCATCGCGGCCACCTCGGTGTTGATCGCCGTGGCGTGCTGCGCCTCGGCCTGCGCCTGCTGCACCTCGTCCATCAGGTTTACGTCATTCCACTCAATCTCAAACTGCGCCCCTGCATAGCCCTGCAGAATCAGACCGGTGCCGACCACCCGCTCGATGATGGGGTCGAGCAGCTCGCGCTCTGATTGGATCTCGGCCACCAGCATGTCAGATTGTTCCTTGCTCATGCGCTCAGTGGTAGACCATGACAGCCCGAACATATAGGGCGGCAGGCCGGTGCGTGCGACAATCTGTTCGAGGACAGACTTTAGTGGCACGCTGATATCCGGCATCTTATAGTTGCCGCCTAATATACTCACCTCGAATTTGCCGTCATGCGCCACCCCGAACGCCAGATCGGTCACCTTGCCAAGCTTGCGGGACTTCATCGCCTCGGTCAACTCTGTGACGTAGGTATTGACATTGGCCTTGACCGTCTCGGCTGTGTCGCGCTCGCCGGCAGTGTAGACGCCAAGGAACGTCGGGTCGCCGATGCGCCAGATGGCGTTGTCCATCGCCTTGTTGATGCGGGCCACAATCTCGGCCATAAAGGGGAGAGAGGAGAACATCGAAACGCCCTGCGGGTGTCCGTCGCGGAGGTCAAAAGCGAGGTAGTGGATGAGGTCCTGGTTCTCAAGTTTTATCGGCAGCAGTTGTCCGTCCAGCACTTGCACGATATCCAGCCGGCCGGTCTGCTCGTTGGGCGCAAAGCGGAACTCGTTGGCCCGCGCCACCTTGAGCCGGTCAACCGAGCGCATGAATACATCCGGCACCAGCTCGCCGACGCTGAATCCCTTGGCCAGCGTGGAGTCAATCATCTGCCGCAGCCATGTCGAGAGGCCGCGCCCGAACCAGCCCACCCGGACGTTCTCCACATACCAGTCGAGGAACTCCTGCGTGCGCTTGTCCTCGGCCACCAGCTTGAAATCACCGATCAGCCCGGCGCGCTTGATCACCGCCACATCCAGAATCGGCAGCGCAGAGCGCATGGTGTCAAATAGGTCAAGGTTACCCTTAAGATCGATATAGCCGGTGAGCGCAGACTTGAGCGGGTCGGCCCATGAGTCGCGCGTCTGCGATGCGGCGGCTTGCGTGATTTGTTCCGGCGCTTTCGGTTCGCTCCGGCTTAACTGATAATTGAACGGTAATTTCATTATAATCCCTCACGAGTGGCGGTTGCGGAAATAGCCGCAAATGACATACCAGGCCAGTACGTCAATGCGATAGCGTCAGATTTATCGGGTGAACGCCCAAGCCTTTCTTTTATATCCTCTTTCGGTTCCATTTTTACTTTACCGGTGCTCTGCACAACCCATTTTATTTCGGTCAATTCTTCAATTAACTCATCGTCTGGCGGTAAACACAGTGTCCCGCCTAAACTCGGATCAAGCGCGTCACGCAGCGCCCAATAGCAATAAGCGCGCAT